GTTTGTTGTCGATCCGTTATATCTGTCATTTAAGAAAGTATAATAGTCGTTATTATCGCCAAACTCAACCCAATCTTTTTTGTTGCTCTCAATAGATTTTGGAGCTTTGTAAGCTTCCAATTCCACGAAGTGAATATTACTCATAGAAAATTATGTTTTGATTGTGTGCAACATACTCATCTTTATTAACTGAATATGTATCAATATCTTGGTTAGTACAAAATACTTTATCAAGATACACTAAATCCGTATTATTCTTGATAGTCATTGTGTAAAAATGCCCTTCTTCCAAAGCAACAATTTTACTAAATTTTAAATAGAAACTTTCAGCAGTACAAGTAATAAAATACTCAACCTCTACATTGGTAGTTTCATTCCGCAAATATAACTTATTAGCAGTTGCAAGTCGTGTAGGTATAAACTTTACCTCTTGTGCTAATGCTGATTCCTTTAAGATTATCATAATTAATAAACGATAATAGTATAGGTTTGTTTTTAAATGAAAAAGGACGGAACATCTGTCCGCCCAATTTCAAACCCAAACAACACAAAAAAACTAAACCCCCGACACAATCGTAAAGCCAGCAGCTGACATTGTTGTAGTCAAGAAGTTAGCTGGAACTGGCTCTTGTCCTGACAATACCAAAGTATATCCTGACAAATCTCCCATTGCAGCACCAGTAACAATAGTGCCACCGCTTACTTCCATTCCGTGCGCTAAACCACAATAGAATAAGTTTCCATTGTTATCTTCAACGATAACTTGTGGTCTGCCATAAGAAAGCAACTTGATTTGCTTATGGTCTTTAATCGTTAATTTCTTCAAAGTCAAATTTAATGTTTGCTCGAAGAAAGTCGTACCATTTTCACGAGATGAATTGATAGTTTGCTCAAATGAAGAGTTTCCTTTCAAATCATATTTATAAGCAGATGGTGTACCCGCTACCGCAGAAATGGCATCCGTATCCGTAACATCGTATGTTACACCAGTAGCATCGCCTTCGTTAACAAAGTAAACGGCTTTTAATCCTCCGTTACTTGTTTTGCAAGGCTCTAATCTACCAAGTGAAATATCACAAGCCATATTTTAAATAATTTAAATGATTGTAAAATAAGCTCCCCGAATTAACGAGGAGCTATTAAGATGCTAATTAGTTAGCAGAGTTAGTGATACCGTAAGTAACGATATCTTCAACGATGCCATATTGAACACCAGCAGTCATTCGCATTACAACACGAACGTTTTGTGATCCATCGATATCTGACAAGTCAATAACTTTAACCTCTGTCAAGTCAGTTAACAAGCCAGTTCCGAAGAACAAGTTGTCTTTAGTAGTAGCGATTGCTTTGTTAGCAGCTAAACCATTTGCAACGAAGATTTTAACGCCATCAAAAGATAAAGAACCATTGTTGTACCATTGAGTTCCCATTGCGTTAGTACCGTTAGCACCCAAACCTGAAGCACCGAATCCGCCTAATGCACGAACGTAAGCACGAGCAATGTTTTGTGAAACGTAGATGTGTAATCCTTCATTTCCGTAAAGAGCAGCTGGAATAGCATCAACGATTTTACCTAATTCAGCAACAACGTTAGAAGCAGTTACCGTAGTACCCGCAACTTCTTGAGCAGCTGGAAGAGCAGCATCAGCAGCTAATAATGTAGCGAAACCATCGAACTCGCCAGCGTTAGCAGTAACACCTGACCAAATGTTTGTTTCGTTCTTCGAAGCAACTTTAGCAGCAACGTGAGCTACCAAGAAATCTTGGAAAGAAGAAGGCAATACATCAAATGCAGAATATCCTTGTTGTGCAGATAAGAAATCAGAATGGAAGTCTTTCTTGCAAAGTTGCAAGTTAACTTGGAATTCTTCTGGAGTTAAGATACGCTCCGTTAAAGTAATTGTTGAAGTAGCATCAAAATCGCAAGTAGCATTTTTCAAGATTGCATCAGAAGACAATTTCTTGATAACTTCTTTGTACTTAATGCTTGGTTTGATTGTGATACCACCAGCTTCGATTGTTGGAGCTGATAATAATGCTGCAGCGATAATTTGGTCTTTAAATTCGCCAGCATAAGTTGTAGTAATGCTTGTAGTAGTAGCCATTATTTATTTATTTGTTAAAAATTTTAGAAAATACTGAATCCTCAATTGAATGAGTGCGATTCTTTGATAATTTAAATGAATTCACTTTAACCTCTGCTTCAGGATTAGTTACGATTGCTTCAGCACCAGCTTCAACATTTGATAACGAAACCTCTAAAGAAGATTTGTCTGCTTTTAAAGCTTCGTTCTCTGCTTTGATAGCAGCTAATTCAGTCTTTAATTGCTCAATTTCAGCCTCAAAAAATGTTTCTTTTGAAACTGATTCAACAATACGCTTTGGAGAAGGAGCAGATTCTGCTTCCATCATTGGCTCAACAACCTCTTCTGGAGCAACTTCAACCTCAACTTCAACTTCAGCTTCCGCTTCTTCTTGCTTGATTTCAGCAATAATGCCTTCAACCGCAACAACTAAGATGCTTCCATCTTCCAACTTGTACTCGCCAACTGGCATAGGTACAATACCGTCAGCAGTTACGATTCCAACGGAGAAGTCAGGCTCGAATGATTCCGCTTCGATAATGGTAATACCATCCTCAAGCTTCATTTGAGCAAGCTTAACTTCCATCGAAAGCAATGCCTTGATTTGGTTTAACTTGTTTTTGTAGTTCATACTTATTTATTTATTTAATTAATTTACGCTTACAATTGTTCTTGGCTCGTTTGTATTAACGATAGTAGTGGTAGTAGATTGACCAACTAACGATCCGATGCCTTGATTGATTTCTTCGCCTTTGCAGCATTCTTTGCTATATGTGCCATCTTCACATAAGCAAGCTCTATCTCCACCAACTGGAGATGTATTTTTATTCTTCGCCATCTTTAAGTATTGAAATAATTTGGTTAACAAGTTCTTCTTCTTTAGCCATTTCTAATTTATCAGCAAAGTATCCCTCAATTGAGAAACCCTTTACTTTCCCATCCTTTACATCTTGCCAAACTTGGTCATTGTCTGCTTTCATTGAAATCATCCAAGTGCCTTGTGGCAAAGAGAATCCATAAGCGTTTGACTTATCATTCTCCGTATCATCAATAATCCAAGACTCCACAACTGTCATACCATCAATCTTGCTATTATGTTGCAAGGTAGCGTTTGACTGATTACCATTCTTAAGGAATAATTCAGAAGCAAGCTTTACCGTTTCCTTTGAAAAGAATACATAAAACTCATCCTTCCCGTATTTACGATAAATTTGCTTATTTGGTATTAATGCCGCACCCATCAATATCCGTTTCTCCGCATCTACTTCGGCAAGCTTAACTTCGTATTCTTTATTCAAAGCGACAAAGTTGCTCTCTATTGCGGGAAAGTCGACAAGGGAAACGGCATCAATGCCATCTGTATCTTTATCAATAATTAATTCCACGATTCTCATAACCTATAAACGATTTAAAATTTGATTGTTTTATTTTCACTACATTGAAGCAGCATTCACGATATTTCGATCCAAGCTTTGCGCAGTAGTTACATCCTTTGAAACTACATAAGCTTTTACTGGCTGATTGTTTTGTCTGCCAATAGTTTGAGCCACTTGATTAATTCCGCTTGCTCCTACTACATTAAATCTTGGAGCTGGAGGAGCAACCATTCCACCACCAGAACCGCTTCCGCCCTGAATACCCGAAGAGTTAATTGCATCAATACCTTGCTTTGCCGACATAATAGCCGAAGCAATACCTACTGCACCAGCTGCCAATTCAGCAATACCGGTAGCAGAAAAGTAACCCGATTTAGCTGCATTCTTTTGAGTATTAATCGCAATAGAAGCAACCGCTGAAGCTTGGTCTAAAATAATACCAGCAATAGCCAAATCTTTGTTTTCTCCCGCAACTTGTTGTAATAATCTTCCCGCTGACATCATTACATCAACATACTTTAATTGTAAGTCCTTACGAGTTTCAAAAGCCTTCTGGTCAATCTCTGCTTGCTTAATAACTCGCTCTTGCTCAAGTAAAGAATACAAATTATTTTTTGTAGCTTGGTCTTTAGCAATAGCATCTATTTCTTCTGCTCTTCTTTTATACCATTGGTTTAAAGCCTTTTGG